ACATAAAATATATCACACATCTATTTATAGTTTCCTCTTGACAAAGCTGGCAAAATATGCTAGATTAGTTATAGAAACAGAATCACTTGAAAGGGTTCAAAAATGAAAAAGCTTCTAGTTAATTTCCTCAGCACTTCCATGACACTGGTCTGTATTTTTGCTGTAACAACATTAATAATGTAAATTAGAGGTTGACAATCTAGGTAAAGTATGTTACCTTAGTTGTAGAAAAAGAATCACTTGAAAGGGTTCAAAAATGAAAGTCAATGTTTATCACGCACAACGTAATCGCCAGACAGGTGATGTTGAAAATCAAGTCCATGTTGCGGTAGTAAATTATCCTTATAACGATACAAGCGACAGTGGTTTTGATTTTGCGTTAGAGTATGCATATCGTTGGACTAACAATCTAACCGGTAGTTGGTCTAAGAAAATTGGCGATGATGCAAATGACGATGTTGATGTTTTAGTTACCCGCGAAGATAATATGGGCTTGCGTAGTTCAATGGTAGGAGATCAATTCGTCATTGAAGCTACATCTGGCGATAGATCACTCCATGAAGTCGGCATGTTCGGCTTCAAATCACTTGTTGTATAATTTAAATAAAACGAAAATAGTTCTTTACAAACGATAAGAACTATGCTATAATAAACGTATAATATGAAAAACAACGAATCACTTGAAAGGATTCATCATGGCTCACGAACTTGAATTTGTAGACGGCGTAGCGCAAATGGCGTATGCTGGAGATACTCCTTGGCATGGACTGGGAACCCCAGTCAGCAATGACCTGACACCACTGCAAATGCAGCAAAAAGCTGGACTTGATTGGGAAGTACAAAAAGTTCCATCGTTTATCGAAATTGCCGGTCAGAAAATCAAGACTGGTCAAGAATCTTTAGTTCGCCTGAGTGATAACAAAGTACTAACAAATGTTGGTGAAGGCTGGAACCCTTGTCAGAATGCAGATGCATTTGATTTCTTTGCGGAATATGTCGCTGCTGGTGACATGGAAATGCATACAGCAGGAAGCCTTAAGGGTGGTCAGATCACATGGGCACTAGCAAAAGTAAAAGAATCTTTTGACGTATTCGGAGAAGATACTGTTGAATCATTCTTGCTTTTCAGTAATCCACATCAGTATGGGAAATCTATCGATGTTCGTTTCACTCCAGTTCGTGTTGTTTGCAATAACACTCTTACAATGTCACTTGAACAGGGCGCAAAAAATTCAGCAAAGGTTGGTCACCGCGCAGTATTCAATGCAGCTAATGTAAAAACAACATTGGGCATTGCATCTGATAAATTTGCCAAATACAAAGAAATGGCGCAATTCTTGGGTTCTAAGCGTGTTACTGCTGATAGCTTGATCCAGTTCTATAACGATGTATTTCCTAATACTTCGCGCACTAAAGAACAGACGCAAGTAGACAAGCTTGCTGATCTCTCGCGGAACGCAAAACTCTGCTACGATGTTCTAGAAACTCAGCCCGGCGCAGAATTTGCACCAGGGACTTGGTGGAGTGCATTGAATAGCGTAACATATGTTACAGATCACCTCCAAGGTCGCAATGCTGAAAATCGTCTACATAGTCAGTGGTTCGGCATCAATCAAACTCGCAAAGTAAAAGCTGCAGAAAAAGCTGTTGAGCTTGCTAACGCATCATAAAAGAATTTGGGAGAGATTATTTTCTCTCCCATCATTTGCCCCACTAGGCTAGTTACCTAGATAGTCCAGGAGTTGCTCTCCGACGAAGTGAACCGTCTAACTGAACGGAAACAAAGCACGATCACAAGTAGTGCGGCATGGGTTGCCGATAGAAAATCTGGCTGGAGAAGATTCTACTCCGTAGAACTAGAATCTGAATCTTGTAGAAACACATTTAAAGCGTTCTATGATATCCTTATCAATGAAAGTCAGCTTTTCAACCCGACTATATAATAGCGAAAGAGATTGTTAGAGGAATTAGTATGACGTTAAAAATTGGAATTAACGGCTTCGGTCGAATAGGTAGATCCGCGCTCAGATACATTTTGGAATCCCGTATAGATATGAGAGTCGTTAAAATCAACGCAAGTGGTTCATTAGAAAGTAATGCACACTTACTCAAGTATGATAGCGTCCATGGCAGACTAAACGAAAAAATTTCTACTGACGGTCAATTTATGAGTGTAGGCAATCATGTTCCAATTCAATTTCAAAACACGCGATACCTCAGAGAACTTGATTGGTCAGATGTTGATATTGTGTTAGAATGTACTGGCAATTTTAATGACGGCGATGAATGTAGAGCGCATATTAAAGCAGGCGCAAAAAAAGTTTTAATCTCTGCACCTGCAAAAAATGTAGACAAAACCATAGTGTATGGGGTAAATAATAAAGACTTATTAGCCGTCGATAAGATTATATCCAACGGCTCTTGTACAACAAACTGTCTTGCACCAATCGTCAAAGTATTTGATAACTTCTTAAACATCCACTCAGGAATTATGACTACAATTCATAGTTATACTGGAGATCAGCCTACGCTTGATAGGAGACACGAGGATCTGTATCGAGGTCGTGCTGCACAAATGAGTATGATACCAACTACAACAGGCGCAGCCAAGGCAATAAGTCAAGTCATACCTAGCATGAAAGGAAAATTAGATGGCACCGCAATTCGGGTACCTACTCCAAACGTAAGTGCGATTGATCTTACAATGCAAGTTGATAAAGGAACACTAGATACTCTTGATATAAAAAATATAAACTACATGATCCGTGAAGCATCCGAAACATACATGAAAGGTGTCATATCATATGATGAACAGCCGAAGGTAAGTATCGACTTTAATCATACAGAAGAATCTTGCATTTTTGCACCGCAACAAACTAAAGTTGTAGGTAATCTAGTGCGAGTATTTTGCTGGTATGATAATGAATGGGCATTTGCATGTAGAATGGCAGATGTTGCAAAACTAATGGAAAAAAGGCTTTAATGCATGAAAGCATCTAAATTTACAAAAAAACTTACAAAAAAGGTTGGCAAAATGGAATTAGGAAACCCTATCATAACTACACTCTTAGGTTTAGTTGTATTCTATATAGGACTTAAAATGTTTTCAGGCGGAATGAAATCCATGGGCAATATGGACCACCTTTCGTTTTTTACGCATAGTCCCATATATATGTTTTTTGGCGGCATAATTATGACTCTGCTTTGGCAATCATCCTCATTATCAACTACAGCTATTATTGCATTAGTTGCTTCTGGAGCAGTACCATTACCAGCAGCAATCGCCGCTGTTCTAGGAGCCAACATTGGAACAACAGGAACAATCTGGCTTGCAGGAATATTAGTGTCAGATGGAATGCCAAAAGGCGATACACTAAGAATAGCTATGGCTCATACCGGAGTCAACTTACTTATGGCTGTTGCATTGCTACCGTTTTGTGAGCCTATTGCCCGCTGGCTATCAAGATTTTGACAAATGCATATACAAAAGAATATGTTATAATTACAATGATTTTAAAAACGGAGATTTAAAATGGCACTAAAACAAATTGACGGAGTTATCGCAGACGTTGAGACTGCCGTAAAAGCATCTGAATATATTGAAAAGCGTGATGATATTCTGAAGGATATGCACGACACAGTAAAACTTCAATCGGAAATAGATACAATCACAGAAAATCATCTTGGCAATACAATTGATACGAATTTTAAGAGCAAATCATCGAAACAAAAAGGCGCATATCGTTTTCACGGAACAAATACTCAATTTAAACAAGTCTCTACCGTGACAACAAGGCAATCTGTTAGACGTAAGTTTCCTCTTGGAATTAGAATGGCGTAAAGGATAGATTATGTTAGATATGATGATTTCTTATGATATGGCACTTGCCGTCACAGATTCAATTAGCAAAACAGAATTTAAGAAAATGGACAATGTAGAACGTCTTAAAGTTTTGAGATTTGTAGACGATGCTATTTCCTTAACATACGGAACACGCGAGGATGTAAAAAAGAAACGTGTGCCGTTTGAGAAAAAATATAAAGAGTTGGATACAATTCATAAAGAATTAAAGCAAAAAATGATAAATAGTAGTTGACAACGTGGTAAAAGTGTGATACTTTAATTATAGAAAAAGAATCACACTGTCTCGAAAGGACAATACCATGTCACAAATAAACTCATTTGACCTCATCTCCGATCTTCACAAAGATGCTCGTGGCTTTCGCCCACGGGGTGCTTGGTTTGACGATTTTAACTCTCGCACAGATGCCGAAAAGCAGGTAATCTTTGACGACCTCTGTGAAGAACTCCGTGAAAACGAGGCTTTGGATTTGGTCAATGAGGAGCATTGCTTAGGTGAGTTTCGAGCCCTTCTGAAAACTCAAATGGATAGTTTTGGTATTGATTGGAAAACCGCGCTTGAATGGTTAGCAGATGCAGAGGAAGTTAATGTCGATTATGACCAAGACCTTGAGCATTTTCTTTGGGGTTTTGGCATAGGAATTCCTAATATTAGAAATATTAAAGCTTTATACAAAGCTTGATCAAAGAAGCCTCGATTTATCGGGGCTTTTTTTTATATAAATACATTAGTAGTCTCAATATAGGAAAGATTTAATGATCACGTTTAAAAGTTATATTGTCGAGCAAAAAAATACTCATATGACTCATATAGAAGATAAAGTGATTTATGGTGGTGTAAAAGGTACACGCGAAGCAATCTTTGCTCTTATTGGATTAAGGGATATGCTTGGTGGCGTTAAGAAAGGAAAACTAAGTGTTAAATGGGACGGTGCTCCTGCTGTATTTGCTGGTATTGATCCGAGTGATAACAGCTTTTTTGTTGCCAAGAAAGGTATCTTCAACAAAAATCCTAAAGTGTATAAATCTTCAGATGATATTGATGCTGATACTTCTGGGGACCTCAACACTAAACTCCAAGAAGCATTCCAGTACACATCAGCACTGGGAATTAAAGGAGTTATTCAAGGGGATTTCCTCTACTCAAAATCGGATTTATCGACCAAAACAATAGAAGGAAAAAAATATGTCACTTTTCATCCTAATACGATTGTTTATGCGGTGGACGCGGACTCACAAGCAGCAAAAGACATAAATGCTTCTAAAATAGGCATCGTTTGGCATACGACATATACAGGCAATTCATTTGAAAATATGAAGGCATCTTATGGAGTTGATATATCAAAATTTAAAAAATCTACTAACGTCTGGTCACAAGATGCTATGCTTAGAGATTTGACAGACGTTACAATGTCAAGTAAAGATACAGAGGAAGTAAACAAAAACCTCACTTCAATAGGAAAACTATTCAATCAAATATCTTCTACCACACTAAAGCAGTTAGAGAATAATCCTGCTCTTGCTCAGTCTATAGAAACTTTTAATAACACATATGTTCGCAAAGGCGAAGTTATTGGAGACACTAGAAAGCATGTAGAAAACTTGATTAAATGGCAAACAGCGAGATTTCAAAAAGAAATAGATTCTAGAAAAACAGATAAGGGCAAACAGGCTCAAGTAACAAAACGTGATGAATTGTTGTCTTTTTTCTCTAAAGGTAATAAATCGAACCTTGAAAAGATGTTCGAGCTACAAAAATTGATAGTTGTTGTCAAATTAAAACTTATAAATATACTCAATAGAGTAAAGAAAATTGATACATTTGTTATGACTAAAGACGGCTTCAGAGTGACTGGCGAAGAAGGCTATGTTGCTATAGATACATTAGGTAAAGATGCCGTTAAAATTGTCGATAGAATGGAATTTTCGTATAATAACTTTTCGCCTGAAATACTAAAGGGCTGGGATAACGCAGGAAGATAGAAATGAAAAAATTTGCAGATTTTAACGAAAGCACAGACTTTAAACCACATTTAATGTATAAAGATGGCAAAGAGCAAAAAGCAAATACACATGCTATGCACCTAAAACTAAAAGCTGCTGGATGGTCACATGAAAAGTTAGACGAATCTGCATTTTTAGATACTGAAATAGACGAGGCACTTAACATGCAACAACGCATGGCCCGTGGAAGACAGATGAAAAGAAACAAATCTAAACTAGCACGTGGTAGACTTAAAGCATCTAAGCGCACTGCATCTAAAGATGTTCTAGCCAAACGAGCTAGAAAGGCTGCAAGAAGTGCAATTCTAAGTAAAATGACAAAAGGAATGTCTAAGGGTGAATTATCACCTGCAAGAAAAAAAGAACTTGAAAAGAAATTAGAAAAGCCTGCATTTGCAACAAAGATTTCGAGAGTCGCGCAAAAATTACTTCCTAAAATGCGTAAAACTGAAATTGCCAGAAGAGCAAGTAGAAACAAAGGCACCAGTAAGTAATGACTTCTTTTTCATCATTCAAGGATTATTTGGTCGAGGATCAAAAGATTGTTTATTTTACTTTTGGTAGAATGAACCCTCCTACAATTGGTCATGGATTACTATTAGACGCTTTATCAAAGGCATCTGGTAAAAATCCATATAAAATTTTTCTCTCACATTCAAGTGATGATAAGAAAAATCCACTTAAATATACAGATAAAGTTAAATTTGTTAGAAAGATGTTTCCTAAGCATTCTAGAAGTGTGATATTAAACAAAGATATTAAAAATGTTTTTCAAGCAACATCTTCCTTATTCGATGACGGTTATAAACAAATTGTTATGGTTGTAGGATCAGATAGAGTAGATGAATTTAAAGGCATTCTGAATAAATATAACGGGAAAGAAGGTAGACATGGATTCTACAATTTTAAATCTATCTCGGTTGTTTCTGCAGGACAAAGAGACGCTGATTCAGAGGGCGCTGCAGGTGCATCTGCAACAAAACAGAGAAAATATGCAGCATCTAATGATTTTACAAAATTTAGCCAAGGTCTTCCAGACCGCATGTCTGATAAAGATGCAAAAGGTTTGTTTAATGCAGTTAGATCTGGTTTAGGTCTTAAAGAGAAAAAAGATTTTAAAACGCATATTCAGTTGGCTACTGTGTCGGCAACCCGTGAGCAGTTTGCAGCTCGCTTGCTTTTCAACGAAGGTGAATTTGTTAATATAAAAGATATTCAAGAAAAAGCACTAATAAAATCTAGAGGATCAAATTATCTCATTCTTGAAAAAGAAGATGGCTCTACTGTTCGAAAATGGTTAGATTCTGTTGAATCACTTAATGAAGCAGTTAAAAAAGTTGCACCGCCAAAGTGGAAAAAATCTGGTCCTAATGGAGAAAAAGAAATTACATTCTCTACTGGCCGGCGGTTTCAAATTGAGAAACAATACGATCAAAATGAGCGCCATGCAAGTGAATGGAAAGTTATGGAATGGAATAAAAGCACACGCGATTGGGAATGGCATGAAACATACAGCCCACAGTGGCATGCGAAAGAAATGGTCATGGAACTGGGCAAATACGATTCTAAAGGCAAAAAAGTTAGTGAAGATTTTGAACAAGAACCTATAGTAGAAGCTCAAGAAATAGGCACAGACTCTTATCGTAAACACGCAGAGAAAAAATATATACCTAGTGCGGACGTGAAAGAGGGTCCAGCCATGGACGATGTTAGCGATAAGATATCGCAAGAAAGAGAAAGATTGGCAGTTGCACACGACAGAATGAAAGCATCTGCTATGAAAAGAGATGAAAGAACGAAAAAATTAAGACAAGATAGACTGAAAAGGCAAACAGAAAGTTTTAATATCGAAGAAAAATTATCTGTATCTGACGGAATGTCTGCTTGGATAAAAGATTTTGAAACTTCAGATGCTCCTCAATTTAAAAGCGCAGACGCTAAAAAACGTAAAGAAATGGCTATTGCAGCATATATGGATAAGAAAAACAAATGAAAAGTTTTAGACAATTTATAGAAGGTAAAGGTCATTATCGCTCTACTGAAAGTGGCGCTGGCATGACACAAAAAGGCGTTGATGCTGTTAATAGAAAAACTGGCGGTAATTTGAAAACAGCAGTCACAGGTACAGTTAAACCTGGATCAAAAGCTGCTGGTAGAAGAAAATCGTTTTGTGCTAGAATGAGTGGCGTAAAAGGTCCTATGAAAGATAAAGATGGAAAGCCGACAAGAAAAGCTATGTCTTTGAAAAGATGGAAATGCTAAATGGGTAAGTCTAGAAATCTTGCGGAATTAGGCGCAGGAAAATTAAACACACATTTAAGACCAGCTGTAGATAGTGCATATGACTTAGGACATTCCGACTATAAAATACGTTCACTATATGTTAGTGGCAACACACTTTATTTAGGCGATAGCGGCAGTATATCTGCTGGACCAGATGGTATCGAAATGCCTGCTCTAAAAATTGGTACTGGAGAGACCAAAGTTATACTCACAGCGCAATCTGGCGGCAAACTTAAAATTAAAGAACAAAAAGATTCTGATGGTGCTCCAGAAAAAGCAGAGGTAGATTTTGCTTCCGAAGCTTATGTTACATCTACTATATCCTCAACAGTTGATAGTGCATATGTGATTGCCAGAGCATCTATATCCGCGGCTGTTGATAGCGCATATGTGATTGCCAGATATCCTATATCTACTATCGTAGATAGCGCATATATACTTTCTAGATCAGGCTCAATAACCGCAGGAATAACATCATATCTCTATACTGCAACATCAGGTCAAACTGTTATTTCAGGTTCAGACGATAATGGTAAAACCTTATATTTTACAAGTAATAATGTTTTTGTGAATATCAATGGTGTTATGATAGTTGACGGATTAGACTATACTTTAACGCCGACACACACTGTTACAATCTTATCTACATTATCTGCAGATGATCAAGTAAGTGTTACAGTATTTAGTCCTGCATCGGCAGATAATTTAACTGATATATTTGATTCTAATTATCTAGCTTCTAGACTAAGAACAATATATCCTGCAGAAATGACAAAGAACGAATTTATCTATACTACAAGCGCGGCACAAACTGTATTTACGGGTGCGGATAGCGCAGGCAAAACGCTTTCATATGATTCAAATACAGTTGAAGTATTCGCAAATGGGATTAGACTCTTTAGACCAGGCGATTATGTAGCATCTAATGGTACAAGCATTACATTAGACGATTCAATAGGTACTGGAAGTCAAGTTGTTGTTGTAGATAGATCAAGTCTATTTGGTCTTGATCTTACTAAAAATTTAAGTATTGGCACTGGATCAGTTCCCACTTCAGCAACATCTGCGGGAATTAAAGGAACGGTTCTTACAGATGCAAATTATATGTATATTTGTACTGATACAAATACTTGGGTAAGAACTTCAATTGATACTTCTTGGTAGGATTTAATTATGGGTAGAAGTCTTGGATTTGATATTTCAAAACTCTTAGAAACAAACGGAAAAATAAAAGCTTCTAAGATGGAAGACGTATCTTCTTTACCACAGGGAAATATAGTGGCATATGCAAAATTTGCTTCATTTCCCACTAGTCCAACAGCTGGGCAAATAGTTTTCGATACAGAAAAAGACATTTATTATTTTTGGAATGAGAGTGAATGGCAAAGAATAGTGACGGGCTTTGATAATACTGTACCGACATTAACTACGACTTTACCTAGTACACTAGATTTGAATACAGATGGTACTACTAGCACACTTTCAATTGTCGGAACAGATCCAAATGCAGATAATTTATCATATTCTTGGGACATTGTTCAAGGTGAAGCCTATTATAGTCCAGAAAGAAATAACGGTTTACCAGATCAAATAGCATCAATCGCGAGTGGATATGAGACAACTGGTAATTTTGTAATAACTCCTTCTACCGATACGAGTCACGCTGGTAATTTTGTCTTTAGAGCAAAAGCGTCAGACGGTATAAAAAGCGTCAGTTCTAGCACTACAGTAAATATTTCATTTACTGTTCCAGCTGGAAGCTTTAGACATTCTCGTTGGAATATGAGTTCAACACAAACGACTGATACATATAATGCATACACTGCCTGGGTAGTTCCTGCCGGAGTAACAAGTATATCAGCGGTTTGTATAGGTGGTGGCGGTGCTGCTGCTTATTGTGCAGGTACGTCGAGTTGGTCAGGAGCGGGCGGTGGTGGCGGAGGCATGGCCTATGGAACTTTTGATGTTACTCCAGGTGAAACTTTATGGGTTTACGTAGGTTCAGGCGGTAGAGCAAGTTCTAGTTCCAGTTCTTCAGGAAGAGGTGGGTACAGCGGTATTGGACGTGGAGCCAGTCGAAATACAAGTAGTTCTCCAAATAATAATACTATGTTATTAAAAGGGTGGGGTGGATTGCCGGGGCTTTACGGCGATAATCCATACCAAACATTTGGTGCAGTATCTGGCACTGAAAGAGATGGCGGCGCTTCTGGCGGTAATGGTGGTGCATCTCGCAGTAATAATGGTGGCGGAGGCGGTGGAGGTGCCGGTGGTTGGTCTGGAAATGGC